TAACTCTTGATAGAAGCCCCTTGTCAAAGCGTTGCCCTGCGTTGGATCTTCGCCAAACAATCCCTCTGATGGCAACATTGTTGACCGCACGGTTGGGTCTATCTGGCGCTCAATGCCAGCGCTAAATGACGATGCGCCCGGAACAACAGACAGCCCTGTTTCGGTAGCCTTGCGCGCCAAAAACTCTACTAACTTTTCTGCGCGTTGCTTTGTGTTCCTTGTTGAAAGGATGTTTGTTAGCTCTTGCACACCTTGCAACAACGGCATTTGCATCATGTACTCTTGCATACCCACAACGCTTGCCATTGCCAATGCCTCAATCTTGCTGGCGTCATCTTCGTAGTTTGCATAATACGCAAAGTCTGCCGCCATAGCCAATATGCCAGACACCGGGTCTATTCTGGAGTAAGTGGTGGATGTGTAGGTGCCATCCCAGTTCCCGTTTTTGTCATAATTCTTTATATTGATTGAATATGGCTGAATACCTTTACGCGCTAGAGCTTGCCTTTCTTGCGGTGAAGGTGGGCCGCTGCCCATGATGATCATGTCCTCATCCGCGCTTTGTGACCCGGCTGCGTATGAACCAAAGGCGTACATAATCCCGCTACCAGTGGCAATTCTAGCTAGCATCATGTCTAGCTCTCGACCCCCCGCCTTAAAGGTTTTTGCAACCTGTGGGAAATTAAGCAACATCAATGGGGAGCGCTCACCAACCGCCTTCATCACATTTACCGGGGTCTTGTAAAAAGGCACTAGCATTTTAACCAAGGGGTGAGACATGCCGCCTTGGATAGACCCAAGCCACCCATCTAGGTCACCTTGGAATGTGCCAACCTCAGAAGATTTCTGCGCTCTTTTTATTATTGTTTCTGTTGGGCTTGTGAGGACATTGTGTTTTTGTTTAGCGCCAATTGCAGTAGCCTCATCGCGCGTCTTGCCCATTGCAATAGCAGCATCGTAGGCGTTGCCACCGGCTATCTCTGCCTCTTGGCGCAATGCCATGCGATATCCTATGCCTTTAAAGAAAGCATCTTCCGCAAGCAAGAAACGCCCACCTAAACGCATGGACGAGCCAAATGTATTTGTTAGCCCGGCAAGCACGTTGCCTTCTCTGTACATAGACGCTATCTCGCCCAAGTCGCCTGTGCTGCCAATAGCTTGCATGCGGCGCACATCTATTTTAGACGCGCCGTCTGCCGGTATTTCTGTTTTTAATGTTTTCCCAGCGACAAGAGTGGCGTCTATCCAGCTATCCCCTATGGCCTGTAGCTGCGCCGCGCCTTCCTTAAACCTAACCCTGTCCATGTTGCCGGTAATTGATGAGCGCACCGTGCCAATACCAGAGGCAACAAATGTTTCCAGAATTCTTTGAGTTTGGAATGAAGCGTTGCCAAGTATGTTAACGGCGTGAGTTACGGGCAGCGATAGAATAGAGTTAATCCATATTTCAGTAATCACGTCCATGCCACGATTGAGCGCGCCAGCCGACCTTGCCAAAAACTGGTTTTTACTTGCGGTGGTTGTTAGGCCCGAATAAAGAATGCCTAAATGCTCTAGCGTTTCCGCACCCTCTGGGCCAAGCATTGAGCTAAAGTCGTCTGCGATATTTTGTATGCTCGGCATGTCTAGCGTTTTTTGCAGGGCGCCCATTGCGTATGTAGTACGCGCCGCCTCTGAGCCGCCACCTGATACATTGATAGACAGGCGCTGTGTTAGTGTTAGCATGCGCAGCCACTTTGAATAAGCATTTTGCTTTTCCACGCCTTCTGGCAAACTGTGGGCCTCTTCAAACAGTTCCCGCGTTTTTATAAACGCAGAACGCACGGCAAACACGCCGCCAACCATTTCCTCTGGGTTTAGCGCTTCACCAGTTTTCCGGCGCAAAATGCGTTCAGTAATTTCATCCGCGCCCATTTCTTCAGCCAAACCTATTAATGCGTCTAGGTTTAGCGTGCCACGCCGCGCATCCTCAATAAGCTCTGCGTTTGCTGATTTAAATTTGTCAAACCAATCTGCCATATCAGCATCGCCCATGCCCTCAGATATAGCTGGGAGATTTAGGCTTTTTAGGTAATCGCCGCCCATAGCGTTGTTTATTGTGGCGACTTCTTCCTCTGGCATTTCACGAATAACAAACCTTCCACCTATCTCTTGGATAGGCTCATCAGGCAAACCGGGGATAACTTTCTTCTCTGCCTCTGACACTCTTTTAGCCAAAGGCTCCGCAATAAACTTTTTAAACGCCCCAACGCTAGCGACTTGCACACCCTCTGGCTCACCGCTTTCTGCTTGCCCCCTGTCCATGCCGGCTATCAGCGCCTCTTGCACTTGCGGGTCTGGCTCTAGAGCTGTCTCTTGCACCACAGGCTCATCAGCAAACAGGTCATAGTTTTGCTCTGCCTGTTGCTCTTGCAGAATAGACGTTGCCTCTTGCTTGGCCTGTGCGCCAGCTACCATTTCGTCTGTTTTTTCTTCAAGCAGATCAGCCATTACTTGCCCCCTGAATATTGCGCTCTAAGCCTTAATATTGTTTTCATATCAAGGCCCAAGTTTTGTATTTGCTCATCAGACAGGCTTAGTATCTCTTGAGCTACTGCGGCAAGTCTATCGGTTGAAGCTCGTTGACCACTAGCTCGTAAATCCCCGTTAGCTCCTCGTCCTGTATTTGGTCTAGCTGATATTGTACTTTCTGTAGGCGCTTGGTCAGCAGCACGTTGCACATCTGAAGCTGAACTTCTGAAAGCTCGTCCAGTTTCGTCTGACCCACTGCCGAAACCACCTTCTGTGACAAAGCGTTTTGTTGCGTTTGGTCTAGCATTTTCATCACCTGTATATTTCATAATGACTACATCTGGGTATGCGTCACCTTTTTTCCAACCTCTATCAGACCACACTTTTTCTAGGTCTGACAACTCCTGTGTAGTGTAATACTGCGGGTCAAACTTGACGCGGCCAGCCTCTACAAAATCAAACATACCATAGAACGTAGGTAAAAATCCATCAGGATATTTAACTGATTTCACATCGAAAGCATCTAGCACCGTGGCGCCTTCTTCTATGGCCTTCAGAACGGTCGCCTTGCCAATTCCATTTGCGGCTCTGTCGTTAGACAAGACAGACACAAGGGCTACCTCATCGCTGCCAATCTCTGGGCCACCGGGCGTTGGCTCCCAACCCTTATAGACACTGTCGTAATTATAGTTTTTATGAAGGCCAAAAAATGTGCGGCTATCTTTGCCAAGTTTATAAAGGGTTAGGTCGCCTTTTTTAATGTCTTTTTGTATTTGAGCCGCTGCCTCTTTGTCGGCAAGCCTTGCCCCCGTCTTTTCGTCTTTAGGAATGGACAAGGTTATACCTTCTTTAGAGGCACGCGCTTCTCTAATCCACTCAAGTGCATTGGTTCCACCGGCCTTTAAACTATCGTTGGATGTAGACCAATTTCCGTCCATCATATCCATAGCCAGCTTTGCTTGCAGCGGCGACTTAATGGATTGCACTTTAAGGCGCTTTATTTTGTCTGCCTTTTCAGAAGTAATTGTTTCAACTGGTAGCTGAAATTGAAACGCCCTTCTAGGGTTTGGCGGCATAGGTGTTTCGCCAGCCTCAAACGCTTTTTGTTTTTGCTCCCAGATAGGCGCTTGTTTATCAAACCAATCAGGAAACAGGTTTTGCACATTAACCATAGGCAACCGTCCTACTGGCTCACCCTTTAAACCAAACTTATAGCTGTGATGCGGCACTGTGCCGGGTTCCTTGCCAAGCTCAACGGCCCCAGCCTCTTTGTCAATTTTAATAACAAGGATGCTGTCATTTAAATTCATGCCAGTGTATGCACCTTCAGATGTTTCGTCCAAAATACGCTGCACATTTGGTGCCCCTAAGTCTTGAGCCATAGGCGATGACAGCACTTGCGCTATGCGTTTACGCTCGTCAAAAGATGCACTGCGCATCCACTCTGCCGCGTCAGGTGACGCAAGCCCCGGAAACTCTGGCATGCGCTTTAAGACCGGATCAGCGGATGGCTTTTTAATAACATCATCAATTTGAGATAAGCCCTGTGGGTCGATGCGGCCATCACGCGCATAGGCTAAAGCATTATCTGTCATAGATTTTATTACAGTTGCGTTTGTTCTGTGGGCCTGTGGAGACATAGCCATAACAACAGCATAGTCAGCGTCTTTGCCCAACTTCTTACTGGTGACAGCTTTAGCATCAACAGCCCAAACCACTTTGCCGTCAGAAGATGTTTGCAACAATGGAAAGTCGGGGCCACCCTGCAACGGGATTGCTTCGTCAAGTTCTGAGCTATCAATTCCTGTAAACGAACCCCCGGCTTTGGTCAGGTCAGCCTGTATGGGAAATATCTTTTTACCCACTAATTCATCTGGGTTCATTTCTGGCAAGTCTATTGCGATGGGGTTGTCTGTTGCGCCAACGCCTTTGCCACGCATCGCCTTTACAGCATCACCAGCCGCCGCAATCAGCGGGTCTGGGTTTACACCGCTAGACAATGTTGTGCCGCCAGCCATGCGTGCCTTTGCTGCCTCGCCAGCGCTCTCAATAAAATCTGGTGCAGCTTTAGCGCCTTTCTTAACAAGCTGATACGCGCCAGCCAATCCGGGTATGCCGCCAAATTCACCAGCTTGGTAGCCGGTCATCATCGCGGCTTTTTCTTCGTCAGACACATCTAACTTGCCGACATATTCTGCATACATTTCACCGGCTAATTCAGACCCATACTTGCCGGATATGCTAGACAAACCATCTAGAAACGCTTGCCCTTTTTCGCCTTCTTTAGCTAGCAACGCTTTTACGCCGCCGTACCCAAGGCCAATAATGTCAGGGATTGTCGTGGCTGTAGCTACAGCCGCGCCAGTGGCCGCGCCTTTAAGCGCCGGCACTTGTGCGCGCATTTCAGCTTCTTGCTCTTCCCGGCTCAAGCCCATGGTGCGCGCAACTTCTTCTGCCGCAAGTTCGCCAGCCGGGCCTATTGATGTTGGCAAGCTATCCATAATCTCAGCGCGCGAAATGCCGTCCTTGCCGGGATTTGCATAAATAGGCTTGCCCAATTCATGCAAGTCCAAAACACGCATAATTTCTTTTTGTAAATCATTCATTGGCTATTCTTTACTATTTTAATAAATTCACCATAATCAGTTATTTGCTTAGGATTTCCGCTTTCAGCCAAGGCATCGTCAACTGTGTTAACATCAGAGTCTGGCGGCAGCTTTAGCAATTTTGCTAGAGCCCTAACTTTTTGTTTTGCCTCTGCTAATTTATCAGGGTCAATAACAGCGTCCCGCTTTCTGAGGATGTCAATTTCTTTATCCACAAATTCTACAGGGTCAAAGTCAGCTGGCAAATTTGGGTCTAGTGATTTGCGCGTTAGTTTATCCATAATTGCAGAAACCTTACGCTCCGCATCTCTTTGCACAACTGACGGGTTTCTAGATGGCAACTCTGGTAAACCCAAGTTGTAACGCAAAATTTTGCCAGCAGCGGCAAACCTTCTGTCCTTTAGTGTTTTCGCGCTAGACATATAAGTTTTAAAAGTAGTAAAGCTAATATTGCCTTTAACCCACTCATTAACTACAGCGTCAGATGTTAGGGTCAGCCCGGCCTTCTCTCGCTCCAAAAATTCAACAGCGTCTGCGTTGTCGGTAACATCGCCGGATATAGAGCGAGTTTTAAAATCAATATATTTTTCTGGGTTTGTGTCTCTTAATATAGACAGCGCTTTATCTTGCGCGTCCTTATCGCCACCCTCAAAAGCATCAATCCAATCTACCACAGCATCATCAGACGCCCTTTTCATATTGCGCTCTATTTGCTGGTTCAAAGCGCTTTCCCTAGAAAGCTCTTCGCCCCAAGCATCGCTAGCAGCTTTAATAGCAACCCTTCTTTGCGTTTCGTTTAAATTACCCATAAACAAGTCGCGCATTTTTACATCTTGAATTTCGCCGCTACGCAACGCTCTCATGTGTTTTGCTGGGTTAACTAAAACAAAGTTCGACACCTCTGTGTTAATTGCCTCTACGATAGCATCGTCAAATTCTTTGAGGTACTTTTCTGCCCCAGCTTTATCAGTGACAGAAAAAGCCATTTCCTTTAAGCCGTTCCGCGCCGCGTCTATTTTTTCGCGCATAGACACATGCTGCATGTCACCAAATTCATCATAAGTGGTGGTAGAGCCTTCAGATATAATTTGCTGCGGTCGGCTAGGTATGCCTCTTGTGGCATCGCCATTAACAACAATATCCATGCCGCTTGTAATGGCAAACTTTTCTTGGTCTTGCTGTCGCTTTATCTGAGCTTTTGAATGGGCAAGCAACGCGCTGTTGCCGACAGTCGCCATAGTGGCGCGAAAGTTTAGCGCCGCCGCCGGGCTGATGTCCTGCAATGTTGATGTATAGCCATCAATAATTGCGTTAGACTGTTCGGTAAACGTGGCGGTGTCCATATCTTGCAGTTCGGCTTGCACTTGCAAGTTTATCATTTGCTCACGCGCCGACACTTCAAAGTTTGTCGTCATGCTCTGCAAAGCGGCCTTGCGTGCGGCACGCCCAAACACGGTGGTCTGGTCGCCCGGTACTAGATCCTCGATATCGCCCTGCGCGTCCTGTAGCTGTTGCTTTGTAGGCGCGTTTTGGGCGCCATACTCAGCGCCCTCTATCAGCGCCTTTTCCTCAAACTTCTTTAGCGCAAAGTCTGTCATGCTATCCAAGCCACGCTGGATGGGCGCCATCGCTCTGGCTTGCGCCCGGCCCGTAGCCACATAGTCTACAGTTGGCACGGTGGGAATGCTAACGCCTAGTGGTCTGTATCTTTTTAAACGCTCTGCCATTTTACAATAAACTCATAAATTGCTGTGATGATGTTTGTTGCAGCGGGTTGTATGTAGTGGACATAGCTAGCGGCTGGTATGTTGCCGGTGCGCTCAATCCCAAACCACCTGTCGGGCTAGGCGCGCCGCCAATGTTCATCCCGCCAACGCCAGCCTGTATCATGCCCATAATTGCCTGATTGCGCGCCGCCTTCATAACAGCGCTTGCCTGACGCTCGTATTCCATAGCTTGCAACTCACCTTGCCGGGTCACAATGGTCTGCCCCTCGCGTGTGGTGTAATACTCGCCAGCGCCAGCCTTTTGCGTCATCACACGCATAAACGCCGCGCTACCAGAATACGCATCAATGTTGCCAGCACCAGCGGCGGCTCTTTGTGTCGCCATGGTGCGTAGCATGTTGTCCAATACTCGCACGCCCTGTTGCTTATACTTCAGCGCCTCTGAGCGCGCTTGCATGCGTGTCTGCGTTGCTTGCGCACCTAGACCGCGCGCCTCTGCCCTAGCGCCGCTTATACCCGCCGCGCCTGATAGTGCGGCCACTCCTACTGGTACTGCAACCTGTGCCATATTATTGCCCTATGCTCACTTTGTACTCGATGCCCAACACTGACATTTTCAGCGGTACATCTTGGGTTACTGTTATCTGGCCATCATAGCTATAGCCAAGCATGCCATTAATAGTCTTGATGCCTGTAAACTCTTGCACAGATGAGTTTAACACATTTGTGCCAAAACTGCGAAACGGTATCAGCGACCCGTTAATAGACAAAGACTGCGTTTCAAACAATTCTGCGTTTACCTCAAAGATGCGTTTCTTAAATCCTTTTAACGACCCGCTAGGCAAGTTTGGCTCGACCGGCAATGTTTTCATTGTTGGCGTAAAGTTCAGCCCTACCTGAAAGCTAGCAGTCGCCGCCGACACAAACGTCACGGTCGATGGCGATGCGCCAACCACCTGTGTTGGCTCTACAATGCCGTCACGAATTATCTGCACAGTTTCTGCCTCTAAGTGCGGCATGTTAACTGACGCGCCTGTGGTGCCGGTTGTAGCGCTGTCTAGCAAGGTATCCGGGTCAAACACTTCCACATAGTAAACATCTGCGCTGTTTACGTTGCGCTTTACAATTACATAGATGTCATCAACATCCACGCCAATGTTTATAAACTCACCCTCAGTTGTCCACTCGGATGGTGCAATCACGTTCTGGCTACGCAACAATGTATAGCAAGCAATAGACCCATCATCGCCATTAACCAGCATCAGCCGGTCGCCCTCGTCTGTTGATGTGGCGACACGCACCGCCATCTCTTCTGGCGATTTTAGCAAGTGCGATGATAGCAGAGATATCTTGTCTGATGTGTATGCGTTCACCGTATCGCTAAAGATAAACTCTTGGATGGCCTTCCCCTGCCGTTGGATAAATAACGTGGCGCCGTCTACGTTCTGCACGCGTAGCCCCGGCTTCATGCCAAAAAACGTCTGCGCTTTTACAATAAGGTTAGCTGGGGTGATAGGGTCATCCAGCGCTTGCGGCACATAAAACTCGCCGCCGGTAGTGAATATCTGTAGATTGCGCCCGGCATACATATCGACAATAGCATTGAAAGTCCCCGTGTCTAAGCTGGCCTCAACAGACGCATCGTCTAACGCCTCGCCGGGGTCGAAGTTAAAGAAGTCAGAAACACGACTGCCCCAGATAGTAGACGGGCGCTGCTTGGAACCGCCAAAGTATAAACGACCTTCGTGAAATACTACGCTGCGCGGCCAGCCTCTGGTGCTAGACCATGTGTCCTCATAACCCTCTTCAAGCTCCCAATCAGCGTCATCAATGTTGCCGGTGTCGAATAATGGCACTTCTGCAAAACACTCTAGCTTTGCATTGTTAACCTTGCGCACGATACGCAAGCGGCCAAAGGGTGAGACATTTATATACTGCCCCTTATAACCTGATATCGCCGCACCTGATGTAAATATGTTTGCATTAGACCCGCTATGCTTGGCGGTCACAGTAATGTTGCCCGATGTGCCGCTAACCTCAAGATGGTCGTGCGACACGCCGGTGTTAAAGCTACTGCCTGTTGTGACTGTTAGCGTAAATGCGTGCTTTGGCACAAAGTCAAATGAGATGGTGCTGGCTGTCCAATCGCTGTCTGTTGCACCGCGCACAATCTTTACCGGCGCTAGATCCTCATGCACCACAATCACAGTGTCGGCAGACTGCACCCAGTTCATTTCTGGCAATATGCTAGCAGTCAGCGTTGACACAACTAGAAAGTCGTTGCCTGACCCGTTGATGTTTGTAACTAGCGTGCGGTTTTTGTAGACGTACATTTTGCCGGGCGTAAACACAAGCATGTAGCTATCGCTAACGCTAAACTCAAACCCAACCATGCGCACAGCGTTAGCCGCGCCAGCGTCTAGCTCATGCACAAACTTAGTGCCATCACGCCGCACTGCGCCGCCCTGCGGCTGGATAGATACGTTCTGCGCTGTAGTTAGCGCCGACTTGTACTGAGTGATGTCTGTCCGGGCGCGTAGCTTCGGGTCAATCTCACCAGACGTAAAGTCGTTTTGTATCTGTATAATCCGGCTCATGCTAGAACCTTATGTCGGTAATTGGAAACTCTTGTATCTGTTGTGCCGGTCTGTCGGCGCCGTCAATGTTGATAGCCACACGCACTAAACCGCCGCGCATGTTCTCCGCTGGTGAGCCATAGGCACGATTGTGGAAATAATCGGCCTTGGTAATTTGGTCAGTGATAGGCTCTGCAAATTCAGCCGCTAGCGCTGTCTTTAGCAAGCGCACAAAATATGGCGGGAACTCAAATGGCTCCGGGCGATACTGGTAGTCTACCCAAACATTTTCGTAGTTTGTGTTTAGCCCGTCACCGTAGATCTCAAAATCGCGCTGTGGTGTTGCACCGACAGCGCCCACGTTAAATACGGCCTTTGGGTTGCCAAGTAGGTTGCCCGGCAATTGGTAAATATATTTCCATTCGTTGATGGGGGCTTGCACTAGCTGCGCTAGCTTCACTTTTTTAATTGACCAGCTATAGGGGTACTGCATAAGCAATGTGTCGCGCACATCGTCATAGAGCCGGTCGGCCACTTGCGCCTCATCTGTCCCAACAGTAAAGCTAGATAAAGGTGTAGCGCCCAACATAATGAGCGCCTCAGAACAGATAGATAGTTTGGTATCGCCAGCAGCCATCTAATACTCCAAAGAATAAAGGCGGGGCGGCATGCACCGCCCCAGCCAAATTGTATTAGTCGGCGTCAGCGACACTTACAGAAGTGCCATCAGAACAATCGACCACACCTGATGCGTTTGACAAAACAACAACAATTGACATTGTTGGGGTTGCGCTGTCATGCACAAAGATGATGTCGCCAACTGCCAGTGTGTCAGACAGGTCGTTGAAGTAACCCGCTGTGTTCACAGTAGCAATCGCGTCTGCTGATGTGTAGGTGTACATAGATGGGGCGTTGCCCTTCTTTGCTGCACCGATTACGTTAAATCCTGCGTTTGAATAAGCCATTTCTCAAATCTCCTTATTCTGTGCAGCTAATTTTGACGATGCCTTCATCGTCAATTGCAATGGCCCCAGCAGAGAACATTGAAGAGACTAAAAAGCTAGTTTTTTCAGCCACATAATTTATCTCACTGCGCTGGTTCATGCCGATGCCCATGCCCA